GTCCATTAGGCCAAAAACTCTAATATCAAGTATCTCTTCAACTACTTCTCTTCTATATCTTGGTTTCATTTTCATAAACGGCTCGTATGATGATGACCCTAATAATACTACCTGAATAAAAGACCTATAATTTAACTTCATTATATTTTGTTCTAGGTACTTTTGATAATCTATATTATTGGCGTCTTGATTTAGTTTCTTGCCATCACAAAAGATTTCAAATAAGTTAGGTTTAATACCTCTTCTTACTTTATACTTCTTGGTACCTACTTCAAAATCTACCTCAACTACACAATCACCATTGTTAATCGTATTGACCATTTGTTCTTTTTTAATAATTCTAAATGGTCTATTAAACAACACAAAACATAATGCGTCTAGTAAGGTTGATTTACCAGAACCATTAGTTCCTACAATTAATGTAGTTTGAGACATATCAAGATTAATTACGATAGGTAAATTGCCACTTGATAAGAAATTTTTATATGTTAGTCTTTTAAATAATATCATTCTTTAACTGGTTGTGGTACCATTCTGTTAAATTCTTCAGGCATAGCTCTTGATTCCATATGTGGTGGCATATAGACTAAATTACCTGATACACTTATTCTTGTACCTGGAGTTTTAAAAGGTATTACACTATGTTCTAACATAGTAGGAAATATCCACATTTCGCCAGGCATTGGAATATAAGTAAGTTGATTTATGTTCCATTTTGGAAAAGACGCTTCGCCATAATGAAAAGTTAATGCACCTGGTCCTACACTTCTACCTACATACTCGTCTCTTTCTTTATCTAAATCAGGTGTATCTAAAAATATTACCCAAGTTACCTGTCCGTTATGTGTATGTGGTGGATTATATTCATTCTCTTTCATATAATTAATCCACAAAGCAATCAATTCAAATTTATCTGACCATTGTTCATTCCACATTCCATTTTCGTGTTCACAACTTGCTCTTGAATAAGCAGACATATATGGTTGAAACTCTTTTACAAACCACTCTTTGTCTTGTTGACTATAACCTCTTTGGTCTTTTAACACGCCAGCTAATTCTTTATTGCCACTACCTGGTATTGTCTTCTCTCCTCTTTCTTTTAATCCTTTTAAAAGTTCTTCGTGTACTCTGTATCTTGCCAAGTAAGGACCAAATTTAGGTTCACTTACTGGTTTTATTATTTTATCTTCACTCATTATTCGCTTGCCTCACTATAAAGTTCTTTTGCAAAAGCTTTTAACTTTTGTTTATCTAGGTCTGTATTGACTTGGTCAATATAGTTACCTAAAAATGTTAACGTATCTTCTCCTTGTTCAAGTATATCACTTCTTACGGTCACATTTACATCTGACATATCTTCAATAACATCAATAGCGTGAACATCAATCTCATTATATATTCTGTCCATTAGTCTATCATACATATCGTTATCTGATTTATTAGATACAAATAATTTTACAAAGCACTCATCATACTCTTGTAAATCAAGGTTATCGTAATTGTTTTCTTTATCATTATATACTATCTTCTTGAACATTCTAATAGGATTAGGTATTCTTGTTAACTCTCTTGTTTGAGTATCAAAAATATGAAACCCTTTAGGACACATATAGTCTGACCAAGTCATTTCGTATTGTGTTCCTAGATAGTATATTTGTCCGTCATCTGACTTTTTATGAAAGTGACCAGACAAAACTTTTTCAAATCTTTTAAACATTGCTTTTTCTTGGCCGTGTTCATTATAATGGCCGTTGTGCATTTCAAAACCTTTAACTTCTAAATGACCCATTGCAATTGATGAGGTACTATTTTTAATCCTTTCAACAGAATCAGTTTCGTTGTCATCACATATCCAAGGTATAAACAATATTGGTAATCCATCAAACTCAACCTCTGTTGTTTTTGTATATATCTTGGCGTCTTTATTAATCTCTAGGTTTTGTAGAGCATTTACTTCGTTGGTGTTTTTGTAATAAGTATCGTGGTTACCTATGATAATATGAGTATCAATACCCTCTTCATCTAATCTATTCCAAAACTTTGTTTTAAAATTGTGTGCTGTATTATGGTTGATAAACTTTCTTCTATCAACTACATCACCTAAATGAATAAGTGTGGTAATATTATTGTCTTTTAAATATGGAAAAAATAGTTCATCATAGAATCTATTTTGATATTTAATAAATGCCGGACTATCATTTCTCACACCAAAGTGAGTATCATTTAACAACGCTATTTTCATTACTTCTTTTTAGTTTTCTTTTTCTTTGGTACTAAATTTGGGTCTTCTTCTTTTGGTAGATTTTGTTTCAAAAATTCTGTAAATTGATTTTTAAATTCTCTGTCTTCACCTGGTTGTAAAGTCATATCATCATAGTTAGAATCTGCAATCATTTTTTGTTTAATAGTAGTTTGTTTCTTTTCTTTTTGAATTCGTCTAACAAAAGCGTAATATATTATTTGTGTAAAGTAAGCAAAAGGATTGCTTGATTTATCGGGGTCAAAGTTGTCTAGGTATTGTAAACAATTCTCAATACCATCGCTTATCATATCGTCTCTGTATGTATAGTTAATAAAGTTTGGTCTATACGATAGGTGATTCGCTATCTTTAAAAAACATTCACCTATGTAATTGGTAACAGGTGGTTTGTTTTTCTTTTCCCTCTTTGCACGTTTACACATTTTCTTGTATTCCACCATAGCGGCCAAGAATTCTTTGTTGTTAACGTAATGTTCGGGTTTTGCTTTTGTTCTTATTGCCATAATATCCTCATATTATATTATTTTGTTAAAAAAGTCAATGTTCGTTTCACACTTGACAATTGAAAAATTTTATGTATAATGAGCGGTGTAGCGTCTTCAAGAACACTAGTGGATAGTTTTATTATCATCATCTTCATCATCAAATTCTTCAAATATTTCTCTTATTTTTTTACTCTCTTCAGGAGTAAATTCTTTTCTCTGATACGACTCTTGTTTCTTTTCAGGCGGCCGTATCGTGTGATATTCTTTAGATATAATACCATATTGAGTTGTCATTTCTTTAGTTGCCTTTGTGATAGTCATAATCTTATCTTTTGGTATAGTAATAACATTATCAGGTGAGAAATTTACCCAACGTATTAGTGCTATATAATCTCTAAAACCAGTAGCGGTAATTTGAGGCACATACTTAATTTGTAATGGCCGTTCTAATCTTAATAGAGGAGAATTGTCTGGTAATTGAAGTTCTTTTTGTGGTAAATTACAAACTATGTCATCACCATTAATTAACTTAATTACTTTTATATTAGTTTCTGTTTTAACTTTTTGGTGCATTGTTTATCTCTACGTTATGAATCTCATAATCAAAGTCTTCACCGCTGTAAATATTTATCCGTTCTCTAAAGTGAGCCAGAGTATAGTTCTCTTTATCGTTATAAGATAAATCATCTGCGACATCATATAAAGTTGCGTGTGTTTTATTATCCTTTAGTCGTAAACCACGACCAATTGATTGTAAATTTCTTATCCTGGATTTACTAGGACTAGCAAAAATAATGTTATGCAAATTCCTAATGTTAATGCCGGTACTGAAAGTCCCATAACTCGCAACGATAATAGCGTTGTCAGACTTTTCTGTAAGCTCTCTAATAGTTTCCCTTCTTGAGGCGTCAACTCCGCCATAGACGAAAGAAACTCTTTTATCTTTTGCTTTATCTTTAATAGCTTCATACAAATCCTTTCCGTGTTTTTCTACATATTGAAACAAACATAGTGTATTGCCTTGAAGGCCAGAGGCCAAGTTTCTAATATACTTATTTCTTTTTTCATTAGATACTATAAAATCCATTTCTTCTTGATAGGTTTTATTCTTTATAAACTCACGTTCCGTTTTACCGTGTTGTAAGACCAAACAATATATTTTGAGCTCAGCTAGTTTTCCCTTCTCCTGAAGTTCCGTTGTGGATACTACCTTATTTACAGCACCAAATAGTCCTTCTAATACTAATTTGTGAGTTTTTGAACCGTCTAAAGTACCTGTCATACCTACTCTGTAAGGACATTTTACTAACTTGGTCATAATCTTTGTTAACGAAACTGCCTTAAATAAATGTGCCTCGTCACCAATTATCATTTCAAATTGTGTAAACCATTTTTTAGGTTGATTGTATATTGATTGCCAAGTAGATATTACTACTCTTTTATTTGTTTCTTTTCCGTGACCTTGATATATTCTATGTACATTTTTTTCAGGTGACCAACCATAATCTTTGAAATCTTTATATAATTGTTCTACTAGTGAAGTGGTTGGCACAATAATTAATATCTTTTTATCTAATCTTAATAAATTAAATCTCACCAACAGATATGTAATAAGAGATTTACCAGAGGCAGTTGGCGATAACAACAAACATCTATTCTTTTTAGTTGCATATATAAATGCCTCTTTCTGATAGTCTCTAACTTCTAATGGTATTTTCAATGCTTTAATAAAGTCATCAACTTTATTTTCTTCAACTTTAGTATCTTTTATTTTTGTGCCATCAACAACTTCTACCTCGTTGTCAGCACACCATTTTAAAATGTAAGGATATAAACCAGCATATATTTGACCAGTTTGATATGAAAATAATCTTATCTTGCCGTCCCAAACTCTATTTCTATATTGAGGCATAAACTTAAAACCTGGTACCTCAAAGGTAAAGAATTCGCCAAGGTCTCTACGAATACTCTCGTCTGCTTCAATCTTTAAATAAACGTCATCTTTCCTGTCAATGACAAGATATCTTATGTTCTTCATTAAATAGCGCCGCTGGTAAACTTACGCCACTCAATTGCATTTTTTATTGTAAAGGTTCTATTTGAAATTTGTCTAATAGTTCTATCTAAAAAATCAGTTGTAGTTTGTAAGTATTCTACTTTGTGTTTTGCACGTTGAATATCAACATCTGAATCAAGATATTTGTCAACGTCTTGTTTTAAAATTTTTAAGTTAAAAGGTTTCTGTGCATATATTGAAGCGTCT